CTTTTGTGGAAAACATCCAGAAACAGGTCAATTCTTCGTTGCAAAGAAATCTCTTTTCAACAAAACACCACTTTACTACACCTCAGAACAAGAAATTAACGATGCATCTGAACTCTCAGGTCAATTAAAAGAAAAGTTTCTAACATCATTTAAATATCTATCCAAGTTATCTTGGAATACAATCATGCAAGGTGACTTGATGTATACCAATGATAAGAAAATGACTAAGATTGATGGTAAATCATTCATCACTTTTCAACCAAACACCATTCTATATGCAGTAGATATAAACTCTCAGTTGGGTAAAACTATTGCAAGTTCTAAAATGGGAATTGTATTTCACACTACTTATAGTGGTGGAACAATAGAAGACTTGTCTGCAAGTTTTGGTGCGAACACATCAAGTCTAGGCAGTTCATCAGATGTGTGGGTAGATGATGCAACATATAAAGATGTGTCTGGAAACTCCACAATGACTGCAAAAGAAACACTTAAACTTACACAAGTTTTATCAGGAGTTGGTAAATCATTTCATGGTATCACCAAGAAAGACTTACAGAAGTTTATGGAATTACAGTCAACAATAAATCAAAAGGGTGCAGGTGCATCTTACAAGACATACTGTAATGCACAAATAAGAGGTGGGTCTTATAAACCAACATATGCAGGATATATGAAACACTTTGAAAACTATTGGAGAGATAAAGTAGTTGGCCAAGTTAAAATGGAAAAGACCAAAGAGATTAAGAGAGAGATTGGTGAACAATTGTATAACGAACTTCGTGCATTAAACAGTTTCATTACTAATCTAACTAAGTTTATGGAAGGTCTTGTTGTTGCAAAACAGATAATCATTGTTGCCCTAAATAGAGTAAAGAGTATAGGAACTTTTAAAAAGACTGCAACAGGTTTTGAAGTTGTAAATCCTGAAGGTTATGTTGCAATAGACAAAACAGGAAGTGCAGTTAAATTAGTAGATAGAATGGAGTTTGCATACAATAACTTCACTGCACAAAAGAATTGGGATAAGTAATGGGCAAATTAAAATCATTCGGAACTTTCGCACTACCAGATTATCCTGCTCAAACAGATATAGAGTTTAAAGAGGATGATTGGGTTGTTGGTGACACACCTAAACCTTATGACTATGACACAAGTAAAAGTGGTGTTGATAATATGAAAATACTAGCAGGTTTAGTTAAGAAAGATAGAGAAGATATGTCATGAAAAAATTAAGTTCGTTTTTAAAAGAAGGAAAAGATAAAGGTGTAGTATTCACCTTTGGTCGTTTCAATCCACCAACTACAGGTCATGCAAAGTTAGTAGACAAACTTAAAAAAGAATCAAGTGGTGGGTATCAAGTAATGTTATTCACATCACACTCAAATGACCCTAAGAAAAATCCACTATCACATAAAGACAAGATTAAGTACCTTCAAAAATTCTTTGGTGGAATAGTTGCAAATGTCGCTGCAAGAACTGTATTCGATATATGTAATGAACTACAGAAACAAAATTACAACAGAGTAAAAATGGTCGTTGGTTCAGATAGAGTCAAAGAGTTTGAGATGTTGTTAAAGAAATACAATGGTGTCAAAGCAAGACATGGATATTATAAGTTCGATGATATACAAATAGTATCTGCAGGAGAAAGAGACCCAGATTCCGATGATGTTTCAGGAATGAGTGCATCAAAACTCCGTGCCTTGGCAGAACAAGGTGATTTCGAAGCATTCTCTAAAGGAGTTCCTACAAGAAACAAAAAAGATATAGAGAATCTATACAAAGATATTCGTAAAGGTATGGGTATTGTTGAGTCAACACTACCAGACTATATGATAGAAGACTTAATAGACGAGGGAGTCTATGACCCAGGAACATTCAAAGCAGTGTTCTTAATGGGAGGTCCTGGTTCAGGTAAGTCCACTGTTGTTAAGAAACTCGGTCTGAAAGCATTAGGGTTAAAACTTGTCAATACAGATAGTGCCTTTGAGGCAGGTCTAAAGAAAGCAGGATTATCCTTAGATTTAAGAAAAATTGATTCAAATGTCAGAGATGGTATTCGTGCCAAGGCAAAAAAGATTACAGGTAATGCAATGGATAGATACATTGACGGCAGACTTGGTCTTATATTTGATACTACCAGTGCAAAATCAGATAAAATTGTAAAGTATAAGTCAATGTTAGACGACTTAGGATACGAATACAAAATGGTGTATGTAAGTGCATCACTTGACAATGCACAAAAAAGAAATGAGAAGAGAGCAAGAAAACTACCACCTGAAATAGTAAAAACTGATTGGGAATCTGCACAAAAGAATTTAACACAATATAAAAGAATGTTTGGAAAAGATTTCATAGAAATCACAAATGACGATGATATAAAAACCTTAGATACAAAGGCATCAAAACTATACAGTTATTTACAAGGTTGGTCATCTAAGTTTCCTTCTAACAAGAAGGCAACTTCTTGGAGAGAATACGAATTATTACTGAAGAAAAAGGGATAAATAGTTATTATGGATATATTAGACCAAAATATCGCCGAGGCAAAGAAAGTTGCACAAGATAAAGATGTAAAATCTCGTGATGGAACTCAACCTAAGAAATACTTCGATAAGAAAGGTGATGATAAACTTGCAAAGTCTACTAAACAAGATAGAGCAAGGCACTTCGAAAAGGGTGCAAAGAAAGACGATGATGATTCCAGTGCATACGAACCTGCTCCAGGTGATGCAGAAGCAGAAACAAAACCCTCAAAACACACAAAGAAATTCAAAAAAATGTTTGGTGAAGATGCAGTTGCCGCTGCAAGACTGAAAGCAAACCAAGCAGACGAACAAGATAGACAAAAAGACAAACACGAAAGAGAAGTCGAAAAGTTAAAACAGAAACACGAAAAAGAAAACGAAAAACAAAAGGCAGAAGACGAGAAAGAAAAAGAAAATGAGTTGATGCAAAAACAGAGAGAAGCACAACGAGAAGAAGTCGAATTAGAAGAAGAAGAAGGTGCTGCCGATAAGTCACTTAAAAAGAAAGCCGACAAAACAGGCATATCTGTTGGTATACTCAAACAAGTATACAAAAGAGGTGTCGCTGCATGGAGAACTGGTCATAGACCTGGCACAACTCCTGAGCAATGGGGACATGCACGCGTAAATTCTTTTATCACTAAAGGTGAAGGAACATGGGGTAAGGCAGATAAAGACCTTGCAGATAAAGTCAGAGGTGAGTCTATAGAAGAAAGATATGCAGACAAACTCAGAGACAAAACTAAGTCACAACAAAAAGCACATCAAAAGGCAATGATTAAAATTGCAAGAAAATCTATCAAAGATTACGACAAAAGAAATAAGAAAGAAGAAATTGACGAAGGTAAACTTGTGTCTACATTCAGTGATATTGCAGATGCAGTCTTAAAGAAAGTAAAAGATAATTTGCAAAAAGAATGGGATAAAAACACCGAAAAGGGTTTAGGAATGTTAAACACTATAGGTTCAATGGTTGGTTATAAAGCAACTGATAAGAAACAAGAGAAAGGAAAACTATTCTTAAAGTTTGGTGAAGAAATGATGCCAGGTAAAGGTAATGTATCTGATGATGGTGTTTGTGAATTAGGAACAGATGATATCAGAAAGAAATACCAAGCAGATACACCAGGTCAGTCAGAAGAAGCATACATTAAAGAAACCGAAAAAGCATTTCACGAACAACAAGAAAGAGCAAAGAAAAACTTTAAAGATGTGTTTGGTAATCCATTAAAAGGTTATCCTGCAAATGAAGAATTTGAAGTAATAGACAAATAATTATGAAAACATTGAAAGAGGTTGCAATCGAGGAAACCCTAGATGCAATGCAATCCAATAAAACTAATCTTTTAGACAATCCATTTAGACTCGGTTCTATGATGTATTTCGAATGCATCAACGAGGCAAGAAGATTAGTATCAGAAAACAAATATACACTAACAGAAGTTGATAAAAACATCTTAGAAACTGATGTAGGGTCATTTGAAGTATATGAAGGTGAATTAGTACCTTTAGACTGCCCTATGTTTGAAGAAGATGAAAAAGAACCAGAACTCAACTCACCTAAAGTTGGTGGTCCTAAAAAATATTATGTCTATGTAAAAGACGGAGACAAAATAAAGAAAATCACATGGGGTGATACAACAGGTCTTAAAGTCAAAATCAATAACAAAAAAGCTGCTGACTCATTTGCGGCAAGACATGATTGCAAAAATAAAACAGACAAAACAACAGCAGGATATTGGGCATGTAGATTGCCACATTATGCAAAACAACTCGGTTTATCAGGTGGAGGAGACTTTTTCTGGTAAAACCTATATACTTATATTATGAAAGAATTATATCACACATATGCAAAAGACACCAGATATGCTGAAGTCTTTAAGTCAAAAGAAGGTTTTGAAGTAGATTTATACGAAAAAGAAAGACTCTTGGAAACAAGACAACTATACAATCATTCAGAATCGTATGCAGAGGATTGTGCCGACAATTGGGTTCAAGGTGTGTTTAACATAGAAAAAGAAGGAAGTTTCTATGGTTATAACGAAAGAGATGATAATTTCTATCCTGAAATAGATGATTAGACCATATACAGAAGAAATTTTAGAACAACACGGAACAGGTAGAATGTTCAAAGTAAGAACCTTTGAACACACTGTAGACGATAAAGAACTCGTTTGGCATAGAGATAAAGAACATCGAAGAGTTCATGTATTGAGTGGAAAAGGGTGGAAACTACAAAAAGATGATAGTTTACCTGAAGACTTAACTGTCGGAAAGGATTACTATATAATTAAAAATAGTTACCATAGATTAATCAAAGGGGAAGATAACTTAGTTATTCGTATAGAAGAGTAAGTATCAAACAATAATATATTATAAATAATACTATGAGTTATAAGTCAGAAAATTGGAAAGAAAAACTAGAAGAAGTCCGTTCACATGTTGCTTTAAAACCAGGCAGTGTGGAAAAATCAGCAGATGATATTCTAAGTGAACAAATAGACGAGGAACTAGCTAGTTTCTTTTCAGAAGACACATCAGATATCATACTCGAAGTTTCTTCAGGTGATGCAATTAAACAAGTTTTCAATACTAAGAGTGAAACAGAATCACTAGGTATTGCAAAACTTCTTAGTATGACTGATGTTAAGGTTGCACTTGGAATGCAGAAACAAAATCCGAATGGATTTAAGAAAACAGTTTTTGCTATGGGTGCTGACAACAGCATGAGAGACTACATCAAAGACAAAGAACTTATGCAAATGTTCAAAAAGGCAGGTGTCAAACCTCTACCAGAAGAAACAGTAGAAGAAGTTAAAGAAGAGAAACTTTCTGTTGAAAGAACAATAACAAAACTCACTGAAAAGAACATGTTAGGTCGTTTATCTAAGTCCCTTAGACTAGATGAAGAAGGCAAAGAAAAATTATTCAATTATTTCGATAAAGGGGAATTAGAACAATGAAATTTACATCACTAGGGTTATCAAATGACCTATTAGAAGCATCTAGGGCAGTCTTAGAAGGTTCTAAAGAATACCAAGACTTCTTTAAATCAGCACTTAAAAAATTTGGTGTCACTTCACCTGCTGAATTCAAATCAGATGAAGAGAAGAAGAAATTTTTTGACTATGTAGACAAAAACTATAAAGGTAAAAACGAAGAGTCTGAAATAGACGAAGCAAAACCAAGTAAGAAGTTTATCAAACTTGGTGATGATGCTCAAAAAAAAAATCTAAAGAGTGTTGATGAATCATCAAGGGATTACTACGGACAAGTAGATGACTTAATTGCTAAACATGGTGAAGAAAAAGCATTTGTTTACAAATCACCTAAACTTAATAAAATAGTAAAGGAACTACAAAAACTCATCAAAGATGAAGTCAAAGCAGGTTTCAAAGATTCTAAAAAAGATGGTGAGACAGTAATAAAACAATTACAAAAGTTGGAAGTAATGAGTTATGATGGTAATATCGTTATGACAAACAAACAACATTCTAACTTTAAGTTTAATGGTGATACTGCATTTAGAGAAGAGATGGCAGAAATCATCATGCAAGATGATATCTTATCATACGCAATATTTGGAGAGTAAAATGAACCTATTTCATGAAGCAAAGAAAGTTTTAGACAAAGATGGTAAAGTAAACCCATTAGGTCCTTACGGTAAGATGAAACTTACTGGTCAAGAAGTTGCAAATTACTTCAGAAAAAACAAAGTATCAGATGCAAAAGTTAAAAAGGCAGTAGAAGTTGCACTTGACCTGGCTGGTGCAGATACTATAGCAAGACAAGAAATCAAAAAGTTCTACGGTGATAAGATTCTTAAATCAAAAGAAGTTCAGAATGCATTACAGTATGCAAACGAAGAGACTGTATCAGAAGGTAAGAAGATACAAGACATTGCTCGTAAGCATAAAAGGGAACTTCAGAAAATACAAAAAAGTGGTAACCTAGAGCTATCTAAGAAAGCAGAAGACGAATTATACCAATGGGCATCAAACAGTGGTGAGATTCATGGAGATGAAGAAGATGAATTTTGGGATTGGATAGATAGTAACCTTGACGATTTAGTTAAAGGTAAAATCAAAGAAAGTACTATATCAGAGAACTATAGAGTTCTTTTAGAAAAAGCATATGACCAAAATGATGTAAAGAAAGTTGAACAACTTGAAAAGAAATTACAGGGTGTGCTTAAAGAAGTAGAAAAAACTATGAAAGGTTCAGGTTTATCTGCTCCTGCATTTAATAATGTTCGTAGTGGTATTGTAAAAGGTCTTGAATCTATACAGAAGTTCTATAAAATTGCAAACACTTCTAGTGAAGAAACTGTATCAGAGAACTATAGAGTTCTTGCAAAACATGGTATGGGTGCAGAGACTAAGAACTCAATTAAAGTTGGTACAGAAGTAGATTACTACCAAAAAGATGGTGCCAAGTACATGAGTAAAA